GCGCTCTTTAGAATGTGCGACCTAGTAAAAAAAATCCGCGGGTCATCTCCCGCTTAAAACAACTAGGTGTCCAAAAGAAAGAGTGACCGCAGAAAGGGCAAAGCCCTTCGACGCGTCGCTACGTCTATCCCCCTTAGGGGATTGGTCTGAGAATTGGTGTGGATAAGAAAAAGGACAAAGAAAAGTCCTCTGCCACTGCGTAATTCACAGAGATCCGATTATTAGTATTGGCTTGATGTGATTCAAGCACATACGTGGGTTTTTCTATGTAATCGGCTCGGATAAAGGACCGTCTACATCTCCCGCTAGTAAATCTCAGGTTACTATAACTGGGTAATTCGAACTCATGATACGGTTTTACCGTTGCCGTATCAGTTGCAGTGCCCCTCCAGCGTGAGGGTCGGTATGGCATCGCACTATCGGAAATGGTGACGAGACTGAATGGTACGTCCTCATCTGTAGTATTCCGAGTAATTGAATACCTTTCTTGCAACACCCCGGAGACAGTTCTGCCAACGCTCAGCTTGATTCGCATGCCTCCACGCATGCAAACATAAGCTGAACTGAACAGATTGAATACTGTCATATCAGTACGGGATGCTGCTGCCCAAGTGCCCCCAACTGCAACAATGGGGATATTTGGGTAGTGGTCAATGGTCACGTTAAAGGATGAAGCTGGTGTTGTTCCGTCAGGAGCATCAATACTGAGCCATGATTCGAATCTTTTCAGAATCGTTCTCACAGACTCAGCACGTTCACCAAAGTATATGTCATTCAGGCCTCTCACAATTGAAGAGGGACCCATCGTCACATCTGGTGACATGCTCTCAGGAGCATTAACATCATCCGATTCGGCATTAAGTTCTTCTGCCTGACCTTGAGGTACAAGATTAACGTTCTTTTTCAAATAGTTGATCGATCTAATATTCCATAAACCAGTACCGGTGATGGTAATCTTGCCATCAACACCGGGAACCAACGATTGAATGTGGCCAGAACTCACCGGTGTGACCGGTGAAGTTCCTGGTGTCGCGCCTGTCACTACAGTTTCGCCTAAGGTAATCACGTTCACAAATGTACCCGGATAGAAATCGGGTAATGTGATCACTACTACGCCTGGACTGACTGGAGTGATGGTCGGTTCCCCGCCCTGCGTCCCCAAATTTACTGCTGGGGAACACAAAGGCTGAAGGAGAGGTGGCGTTAAAGCCACAAACTGGGCGTCACCTGGCACCTGCATCTTAACGGTGCCGACCTGGTTGTCACTACCGGAATCCTGTCCGATAGTGAAGGGGGTTCGCGTCCACCCTGGGGACAAATTAATGTCAAAGTCACGTGTGACTATGGCTCCACCTGGGGGAACTGGTATGGTATAATCTATACCCGCCAGATTAAACTCAATGTCAGCATCACCACCTGGATTCTGGTAGAATTCTATGGTAGTTTTGAAGACACTGCTGTTTGGCGAATAATTGTACAACCACCCATTGCGAATGAATCCATTTTTGGAAAGTACTCCGCTACTTGACGTTCGCGTGTCAGTGAATAACGGAAGCGGGCCGCGTGAAAGCATGGCGCTCGGTGAATTTGCGGTTATCTGCTGCAATCCAATCACGTTATCAGGCGGTCTCACACCAAAATGAGTGACATTAAGTTTACTCAAATTCAGTGTTGTTGGTGAGGCCACTTCAAAGTCTTCACAAGCCTTCACAAACACATTGACTTCAATGTCTGTGAGTTGTGTACTGGGACTCGTCAGTGGATTCACCACGAAAACCTGCAAATGTCCATTTGCAAACGTGGGCCGAGCTGATATGGGAGGGGCAGGTCCTGACGCATTGATACCATTGGCCAAAAGGCCAGTTCTCAAATAGTCATAACTCTGTCCCCAACCAATTCGCATTGTGATCTCCGTTGACTCCGAAATGTCCAACATCGTCGAATAATTGACATTAAATGTGGACGGATCGGTGACATAATCTGGATCCCATGCTATGCGGAGGCGTCCGCGATGGTAAGCGGAACACACAACTTGAAAACGTACCTCAATCGAACCTTTCCAGAATTCGAAGGGTAAAGCGACCATTGCCATGGGGACGATATGAAAATCTCCATCATTATCCGTCATGCCAGCAAATGGTGTGATAGCCTGAGACCACAAGTGGTCACTAGTAGCATTAGCTTCGCTCCATGTGAAACGTCCAGCGTAGGCCTCTCTAGTTGCTATTGACAAGAACGACATCTCGTCAACAGGTGCTAGGCCAACAACACGCGGATCTATGGTCAGCTCTTTCTTGCTATCCAAAGCTAAACTAAGACTGGTATCAGGAAAGTTCGTCACAGCCAATTCGCCAAAATTGCGTGTCAGTACCAATTGTTCTGGTACCGCACGAGGGCGACTGTAGCCAAAAATACTAGCTACGTTGGATATAGCACTGAACATCATCTCCGTAGCGCGGGCGAATTTCCCAATAATAGGAGCATCGCCCACTGCGCCAGCAGCTTTCGCTATCAAGTGTGCGGGGAATGAAATAGAACCATACTCATCTTTTCCCTGTGGCGCCAAATTGAGGGGCACCATGGACGTGGGAGTATTAAGTTCTACTCCGGAGGCATATGCTAAAAGTGTTATGGTGATGGGCTCTGTAGCCCCGTTCGCATGTTGGAGTGGGTTCATACTTTTTACAGTAATTACCCCCATTGCGTTCCATTCAGCCATTGGCACATCAAGCGCTGCCTTCGGCCACACAAACGGCAAAACGACTTCGCCGCCCTCACTCTTAGTGGGGTCAAAATATATGTGTGGTCTTTGTGTTTGTTCAACCAAGTCTGCCCTCTCCGGAGGCGCCGTGAGGCGCGAAATGGAGTCTGCATTGGGTAACGGGTTATAGTACATGATCCCTCTTCCGTAATAGAAAGGATTTCCGTTAACCAGCAGTTGGACATGCAAGTTCATCTTCAAATTCTTAAAATGGGCTAATCTGTTGGCAACCCTAGGGTCTTCACAGAATAGTTTCCATGGGTTGATCTCTTGATAGAGTGTCACCCCAACTTCCCATTGTGTGCTGAAAATACGCACTGGTCGTTCGAAGAAACCGTCATTGGTGTCACTGGTGGTCAGATGGGAACTAGTCCCATCATCTCCTGGAGAGCGTCCACTCTGCCAGGAGGATTGCTGGTTATCCAGCTGCATTGTGCCAATGTTCTGCATTGGACTTTTTCGATATTGAAAAATTGTAATCCATATTTGTTCATAGTGCCCCTGGAGGATTATACAGGACACCGAATAATGCATTGTAAAATATGTAAGCCTAAATGTAACACGCATAAAATGTATCAATTGGTAACCATAACATATAGTTGGCTTTTTAAAGTAGAATTGTTCATTACTTCCCGGCCAAGGGTTAAATTGACTCCATACCCGTGATATCGCTAAGATCATTTTCAGAATAAGCGAAATATCTCTTGTTGAAGTCGTCCAGCCAATCCTCGCGGGATTTGGCAAGGACTTCGGACACGAACAAATAGATACCTGCGTCCAAACAGGCGTTCGTGACCATGAGTTTCCTCTGTTCAAATGTGGTATTGTCATGGCGCGCATATTCGCGCATTTGGGATTCAACTGACTGTACCGCATAGGTAATCGGGTCCATCTCTCCCTCTCGAAACATAAGCAAAGCTTTGTCAATCGAGGATAGAGCAAGTGGGGCCAAATAATGACCCAGGTAAGGCTCATACCGGAAGGTGCGTTTGCAAAAATTAACATCATCAATGTGCTGGTATGCGTCGATATGGTCAAGTGACTTTTTATCGTCAGTATAGACCAAGCCAACACTGCTAGTGAAACTTTGCACATCACGTTGTGACATAATTTTGCTACCACCAATGGAATCATCGCCCAAGAACAAAAAATGGTTGTAATCGCGAAATTCCAACCCTGTGTTATGCTCATATGTACCTTCGAAACCCGGCGCAAAGAAAGCGCACCGATGGATCAATGAATTCGCTATGCTGTTAAACAATAGCGTGCAGAAAGTACCAGAAGGCATGAGTCCATCGAAAGAACTCAAACAACCATTGAAAGCAACGTAAGAAACGGCGATATCCGATATCAAGCCATTCAATGCTATCATTTGCTGTTCGGTGTAACCCAAAGCCTCTGCAACATGAATACAACACATCCCGCAAGCTCTAATCAACTGACTACTCACTGAGTGGTCCCAGTTTTTATAATCACCTGCGAGGATTTTGTCTTTTCCAAATTCGACCAGATACTCATAGGCCATTCCCCATTCGTCTCCGAATGAGTTCAGACCTCCAGCACATTCACTCACAAGAGGGAATTCAAAAATTGCTGCCGCTATGGGCGCGAATAATGATTTCGCCAAACACAGAGTGTCAGTCTGACATGAGTAAAACACCCGATTTAATTTCTTCGGTTCACCTGTATCGATGTTCAATTTGACTGGTTCATCTTTCAAAGAAGTACGAAAAACTGGATTAAGGCGCTCACCTCTTTCGAGGCGCTTGAGACCTTCTTCGAACTTGCGTTCCAGAAGTGCTGTCGGCGCAAGAACTTTCTTCCCGGTCACATCATATGAAACTTCAATAAAATCCCGAGTCTTCTTTCCTTTAGCACCAAAACCTGCTGCGGTCGTTTCCTTCATTGGTCCTATGAACCGGTTGTCTTCGACCCCATTCAACACTTGACTCAAATCAAGTGGGGGTATCTTTGATGCTGACAATCGCTTCACTACGTCCTTCAACGGACCAACGTAATCAGCTATTGCATGTTTCAGCAGAGCTGGATTGATTGTTTTCATTCCGTTGTGAATCGCTTCCAAAGTGCCGTCATGATCCCTATCCACATGAAAGGAAGGGGGCCCGTGTTCAACTGGCATTCCATGCCTTTGCAATGGCTCATAGAGTATCCCATAAGACAATTCAGTCTTTGGACGAACTCGAGAATGCGGCATATATGCTACAGGAGTAACATGGCTGCCAACAGTGAACCTTTGCAGGACTGTGTGTCTTTCATCGAACTCCGTGGTTATCGCTTCACCCAAACTATAAGGGTTTAGATCAATATCGTCACCCATTCCAAATGGCATGGGATTAGATCCTTCAGGCGATAGATTCACTGTCTTCTTCTGAAATTCGCGTATCCAGGCTATCTTCATAACGGCGGCTGCACAATTACCTTGAGCATCTCCAGCACAGTGAAAACCAACGAGCCCATGTGGGTTGTTCTTCGTGAAAAGCATTGAACCACAATCACCTTCGATGGTTGGATCGCGCTTCTGGTAAATAATACCAGTACGCGGCAAAACTTCATGTGTAGATTGGATCAAGTCCAGTCGTCCATAAACAGTGTCGCTCTCCAACTCAAGTCCACGTCTCGTGACAAATTCCAAAGTCTGAGGTTTGAAATCACCCTCAGGTAGGAAGCGCGTCATATCAGGAAAATCGCCAATGCCTATCAACTGTATTAAAACAGTATCGCATAGCAAATCCTGTGGCGTATAATGCGCGACGATGTGTGTTACCAAAAGTGGATGCCCAGGTCGAGATAATTCAACTTGGCATGTAGGATCCTCCATTGATTCGAAAACATGTTTCGAGACAGCCCAAACCGTGTCACACAGATGTAGTGTAAAACATGAAGCTCTTCTACTCTTACTCGTAAAAGTAATTCGAAAAAAGGCTTTGTTTGCACGATTCAACACCTGATCAAACGTCATGGTTTTAGCTTCGTTGGTGAAGACCACTGGCTTTGCAAAATTTGGTTGCCACGGATTCACTTCCTTGTGTCTGTCAACAACGTCCTTGTAAACTTGTGGCAAAATATTGCCTTCTGGTCGTCGGACTCGTGGCATTTCAAACCCCCCTTCATCAGGAGGTACTGCCAATCCGTCAGCGGCGTGTTCAAATGGTTCATCCGCTCCTGCTTGCATGTGATACAGGCGTCTCACGACGCCAATAAAACTGCACACTGCTAGAGAGGAACACAAAATGCTGCGAGTCTGTCGATTCAAGATCGAACGTGTCGCCTCGTACGCAAATGCATCCATTATGGCATTACCATAACCGAGTAAAGCAGAGCACAAAAATCCAATACCCATGAGAATCGCCAAATGGGGAGGGTCGTTATCCAACCACACCAAATATCCGGTATACCAAAACCAACCTGTCATCAACAAGGCCAGCAGCCTAATTTCACGATGTTTCAAATATCTGACTGCACCAAGAGTGGTAGTCAGCATGAAAACCAATGTTCGGAAGGCATTCCTTTGGATAGCTCGTGAGATCGTACCCGTGACCAACCTCCCAGTATATCGGGAGGCATGCCACACAACTTGCATGGCAAGGTCATCCATAATGGAAAAGGCGTATGAACTGAACAACGACTCAGCCCTCAAATTGACGAGAGCTGGTTCTTCTTGTTGCACACACTGGCAAAAGCCTCCAACTTGTTGATAACATACTTTGCACATCTTGGATCTCTGACGAGATCTGTGAATTTCACGTAGAGCTTCCTGTTGCAGGTAATGCTTCCTTGCCCTGGCAGCAATGTGAATCATAAATTCACGTGTACTCATCTCATTACCAACATCCATGACTGCAATTTCTGAGGCCTTGTCGGGTGAAGGTGAATAATATTCGTACTGCTGGAATGTGTACATGTCTAGCATACCTTCCCCAAGTTCAGCCTGCTCTCGCAGGGCTTTGGCTTCATCAAGTATTTTCTTACCTGGAACACAGTAATAGGGTCGGAGTCTCTGCTCATACATCCACATTCGATTGCAAGCTGCCAATGGAGTCTTGAAAGGCCCTCTCACACCAAAATCTTTCTGGTTTGAGGTCACCATTATCAATTCTTCCTGGTGATAGATACGATCTTTGTTCACCACATTGGACTGATTTGTGGGCTGGCAAACGTTGTTTACCATTCGCAAGATAGCCGCAGCTGTACTTGCTGCCGGATCACCCGGAGTGTCCTTCAGGGATCCTATGTCGTCGATTATCAGCATCTTGGTATTGTTTTTAACGGAATCTTCAAACCTCTCCCTATCGCTTTGCGTAGCGATATTTTCGGGAAAGTACTCCGTTTCGGTAGCGGCAGCTACCACATTACCAATTGGTACTACCATGTTCGTTTTGCCAATCTGGGATTCCCCAGAAATGGCTATCAGAATAGGCTTGTACCTGAAATCTGCGCGTGCTTGGACTAATTCAACAGCTAAGCGTGCTCGCTTTACCGAATCATAGCCTGCCTGCATCCATCGTGACACCTTGGCTTCACCAGCTGTCAACATGAGAATTGACAATTTCTTCTCCAATCCGGCCATTTGCAACATAGTGTTCACCATAAAGGCGCGATCACTACTACACTCATCACCAGAAGTGATGCGTTCAGCAAGGATTTGGCAATCCACAATTTCTTGTTGGAGTGTATTGGGAAAGAAGAAATCTTTGAATGAGGTTCCACATGACAATGCTGAGTAAGCTGATGCCACGTATTCGCCAATGTCAAGAACACAATCGAGACACGTTTTGAGCGATGCCGATTTGTAAATATCTGCTTCTATCTTTTTTAAAAAATAGCGAGTATCGTCAAAAGGTACTAGACGATTGGCAGAAAATCCACTCATAACGGCAAGACTGAACACATTAAAGAGAAACTTACCTCCTCGAGTTTCCTTGAGGGTGGTTATTTGAAATCTAACCTTTGAAAAAATATTCTCTGTAGATGCGCTCTGTGGTATCATATCATCACAACACCACTTGTACACTTCGTCAACGTACGACACTTTAAAATACTGTGTCAGTACAGTTAAAGCCAATCTAGTGGCTTCTGCTTGTGTACGGCAGTTAGCTAAACCTAGAACGAACCCGGTTAGCTTGACCAAAATTTCGGTCATGTTTTCAGCGTCCGAAACACGGGTAACCCCGCTGGTTACTGAAATGACCTCATCCGCCCATTGTTTCCGGGGCGAATCTTCTGACAATACGTCAGGGGCAGTGTCGTCTTCATGTCTATTCCATCCAAGATTCATAATCGAATCACGGACAGCATTTCCTTGTTGTCTC